GAGCGAGCGTGAGCGTGGCGCCGGTGCCGGCCGCCGGTGTCGTGTTGAGAGCCATGATCCATCGACCCTCATCGAACGAGTATTGGCCTCCCTCGACAAAGAGTTGAGCGGCCGCATCGGTCGGAGTCCACCAAGGGAGCGAGCCGAGCATGATCGCATATCCGCCACGAGTGGCAGCGCCGAGGAGATCCATCACGAGCTTGACGGCATCGGTCGAGCTCTCATCGACCGTGATATCGCAATCGATCGTGAGGCCGGTCGCGCGCCAATCGTCGGAGGGTGCCGTCGCTGCCATGAGCGCCGTGATCCGAGCTTGCGCGTCCGTTTGGCTTGTGAGGATGGTGCCGACCGAGAGACCGCGAGCGCCGTAGGTTGTCTCGGCCGATGTGTTGACGGTCGAGATCGAGCGCTCGGTCGGCGCTCCGGTGCCGGCTTGATCCATCCATCGCACGGTGACGCGCGTGAGGAGGTCGGTTACGGTCCGGCTCCACTGGACCGGATCCCGGAGCACTTGGCAGGCATCGAGCGGCACGACACCGGCGCCGGCGCCTCCGATGGTCGGTTTCCATAGCGGAGGAGAGCCGGCCGGCAGAAACCGAGATTGACTCGGCCGGGTGCTCGGATCCTCATACTTGAGCACCGGTTTGCCGGCCGCATCGATCGAGGACCAAAGGACCGTGCCGGAGGAGACCGCCACGTCATAGAGGAGGCCTTGCGAGGCCTGCCGGTCTACATCCATCCGGGAGAGCACTAGCCAAGCCGAATCGAGCGCGGTACTCATCGAGTAGGCGTAGGGATTGCCGATGGCTGCGAGTATTTTCTCGACTCGCGCATAGGCGTACTGAGCGGCCCACGGCTCCGAGCCGACGTAGCGATTGGCGAGATCGGCGAGCACATCGGCCACGATCACCGAGCACACTGCGCCGTCCGAGTCATCGTCATAGCTCGCATCGAGGTCGGAGACTCGGCCGGCAAACACCGGCCGGCGATCGGCGCCGTGAGCGCTCCAGACAACGACGGTCGAGCCGAGATGCACGAGTGAGTCGAAACCGTTTCCTCCCTCTCGGTCGAGGAGGTCAAACGTGAGTTGGCTCGGCGACGGTTGATCAACGACGGTCTGCCTACCCCAATCGATCCGGAGGCCGGAGATCGCTACGGTGTCGCCTCTCACCGGTCGGATGTCGGTCGCGGTCGAGGCCGAGGCGTTTGCCGTGCCGTTCCATTTGTAATCGATCACGCCGGCGACATCCGGTGTCGCTCCATCGAAATACGGCAGCGTGGCGCCGGTCGGATTGGCGATCAACTGAGCTCGGCGGAGCTTGACGTGTATCCCGGTGCCGACTCCGGGGATGAGGACCGAGAGCGAGGAGACCCACTGCGCGACACCGGTCCCCTCGAATTGCTCGACTACGCGCGTCCAGACTCCGGCCGGCAGCGCTTGACCTCCGACGTAGGCACCCGGACCGCCGGCGCCGACCGAGCCGGCGGCATCGACCCATATCTCGACCGAGCGTTGATACCGCACGCCGGCCGGGAGGGTGGGATTGGAGGGATTGAGGCCGAGCGAGTAGAGGCTCGCTGCGATGCCGGCATCGGCGGCCGCCAATCGGTTGACCGAGATCGAGCCGGAGGCAAACGTGAGTGCCCATTTGGCAGTAGCGTTGCTCGACCACGAGGTCGCCGAGGCCGGTGTCGGATTGGTCGCTAGGTTGACCTGCGGAGCGGCTCCGGAGTTGGTGCCGAGGCGACCGTCGTTGATCCTCTTGCCATCGATCCATAGCTCACACGTAGCCGAGATCATGTGAGGCCTCGGTCGGAAACCCTCACTCCGAACTGTCGCCGGCCTTGCTTGGTCAGGATGGTATTGATTTGCCGTGCCACGGCCACCGGATCGAGCGCGCCGTTGACCTCGATATGGATACCGCCGGCAGCATCTCCGGAGGCTCTACGGCCAACTGAGAGCCTCGGCGCGAGACCGGCGAGGCTCACGGCCGAGTGAGGCGCCGGCGCCGGCTGAGCCGGCGCGCTGAATAGTCCGCCGATGAATGGGATTTTGCTCGCCAGGGTCGAGGCAAACGAGATCGCCGATTTGATTTTGTCGATCACCCATGTGATCGCATCCTTGACTTTGTTGATCGGCCAGAGGATGGCAGCGAGCGCGGTCTCGGCGGCAGACTTGATCGCTCCCCAAATCGCGGTAGCGACGGTCTTGATCCCCTCAAAGATGTCCTCGGTGTCGATGCCGAACATCTCAAGGATCTTGAGGAGCGCGCCGATCGGACCCATCGCGATAGTCTTGATCGCCTCAAACGCCACGCCGGCTACTTGCTTGATCCCGTCCCAAATGCCAGACAGGAAATCGGCGAAACCGGACCACGCCGATTTGATCCCATCGATGATCGAGCCGACCGTCTCTTTCAACCAATCGAGGACCGAGCTCGCGGCCGATTTGATTGTCTCCCAACACTTAGTAGCGACCTCGGCGACCGTATCCCAATTCTTGACCAAGAGGACCACGATCGCGATAAGCGCGCCGATTGCCAGGACTATCAACGTGATCGGCGAGGTCAGAAATGCGACCGCTGCACCGAGCGCGGTAGTGGCGACCGCGCCGAGGCCGGCGGCCGCCGACCATGCGCCGGTCGCGATCGTGGCGACGGTCTGCGCTGCCGAGTAGAGCGCCATGCCGGCATTGATCAGGAGGACCGCTGCAGCGAGACCGCCGATGACACCGATCAGTGTCGTCACTAGAGGAATGTGCTCGGAGACCCAATTGCCGACCTTGCTGAGCCACTCCATCACTGTCGTGAGCGCCGGGAGGAGTTGCTCGCCGAGAGCCGCTGCCGTGTCCTGAAATTTGGCAGTCGCGATCGCTTGAGCGCCGGCAGCGGTATCGGACTCTTTGGCGAAATTGCCGGCCGCGCCGGCAGACTCCTCCATGATCAGGTTGGTGATCGCGCCGGCCTTGGCTGCCTCCTCCGAGGCATACGTCATCCCGGATTGAGCCTCGGCCGCCATTTTTGCCTCGACCGCTGCGCCGGAGATCGAGGGTATGAGCCGCTGCAGCGAGTCATACTCGCCACGGAATGCCGAGGAGACTGCCTCGGTGGCTTGCGCGGTAGTGCCGCCAAACACCGAGGCGAGATCGGCGGCTCGGAGCATGAGGTCATGAGTCGATTGCGCTGCCTCATCGAGCGGCACACCCATGCCGGAGAGCGCGCCACCGATGCCGGCCGCCATCGTGTTGTATTCGGATGCCGCGAGACCGACATCCTCGGCCGAGGTCTTGGCCCAATCATGAACCGCGCCGGCGGACTCTTTGAATACCGCATCGACGCCACCGGAGGATTGCTGCATATCGCTCGCGGCCTTGGCAGCGCCGGCAGCGAGACCACCGATCGCGCCGAGAGCCATGCCGGCCGGCGCTGCGAGACCCTCCATAGCGCTGCCAAACGCGCCGAACTTGTGAGCGGTTTGATCGAGCTCGCGCGCCGAGTCGCGAGAGTTAACGAGGATGTCGATGATCACTTCGGTCCGACCCATGATCAACCTCTCCTCTTGTGCCTCGCGGCCTCGGCTGCCTCTAGCCTCACCCGAAATATGTCAATCACGGTCGCGAGCATCTCGTCGGACTCATCGACCCACGAGCTCGGCGCGGTACTCGTGGCGACCGCGATCTCGCAAATCAATCGGTGTCGGGTGCCGGCTGAGTAGGGTTTGCCACGCTGTTGTGAGGGTTGCTTACCTCCATCGCGAGCCGAGGACCGTTCTCGCTGAATTCCTCCCATGAGAGATCCTGCGGGATGTGACCCTCCCGGAGACCGGCGCGCCATGCGAGAAACGTGAGCCACCGCATCGGCGCCTCCTGCGGACCGCTCCATTTGTGTTTGCCGGCGGTCGCCTCAAACCGGAGGAGATCAGGGTTGAGTGTCTGTGCCTCCCACTCGGCGCCATCGGCCATGATCACGCGGACGGCCGGATTGGCAAATGCCGGCTTACTCTCTGACATCCCTAGACTCCCTTGATTTGATCGGCGATCTTATCGGCGCTCTTGGTATAGATCCGGTCGCGATCCTCCTCGGTGCCACTGATAGCGCGACCCATGAATCGGACCGCGCGAGTACCTCGGCGACGGCTCCCGAATTCGACCGGGAGCGCGTAACGGACCGAGGCGAGGACGGTCTCACCGGAGACCACGATCGAGGAGCGGAGCGCGCCGGTGCGGCTCGGTGCGTAACCCTTCGCGGTACGTGCCACGAGCTCGCCATATTCGGCGGTCGCCTCATCCATCCGCTCAAGATCCTTTGCCGCTCGGCTCATCGTGCGAGCGAGCCGATCCGCTCCTCGGATCTTGGTCGCCTTGGTCACGCGCCGAGCCGAGTGAACGTCGGCGGACCGGTGAGCGTGAAAGAGAAATCGGAGTTGAGCGTTTCGCCATACTCGCCGGCGCCGAAATCGAGGGGATCGATCACGAGAGTGCCGGCCGCTGCCGTCCCCTCGACCGTGTTTGGAGTAAATACATACTCCTGAACACTGCCGGGGGAGGCCCATGAGAGCGCAAATAATCCCGTGTCCTCGGTGGGATCGATGTCGAGATTGCCCTCAAGCGTGTGAGCGTAGGTGACGGCTCCCGGTGTACTCGTGCCACAAAGGTGCCAGACCGGATCGTCCTCGCTCTTGTCCGTCTTGATCTGCGCGTTGTTGATCAAACACGAAACGTCGATCGCCGAGCCGGTCGCGCCAATCTTGAGTGTCCCCGGACCGAGCTTGACGGTCGCTCCGGCCGTTACATCCGCCATGATGGTGCCTTTCCTGTCGAGTGGATCCGGAGAGTGTCCGAGTAGGTGAGCTCATACGCTCGGAGCGATGCCGATTGCTCGGCGAGGAATACCTCCGCCGGCCGGCCAACTGCGGCACGGTCGCCGAGCACCCGTTGCACATCCGCCACGAGCTCGGAGAGTTGATCGATGGCTCGCCGAGATTCGTTGTTGCCGACGATCACGATCAACGACATATCGAGATCGGCATCGCCTTTGTGGAATCGGTAGCGCAAGGTCGGAGGTTGGATGAGGACTCCCGGAGGGTTGATCTCCGAGGAGTCCACAAACACGCGGATGCCGCCGGCCGCCAGGAGCTCGGCAACCTGCCGCATCGCCTCGGAGATCATCACGCCACTCCGAACCGCTGCCGATACGGCTGCAGCACAACGAGGACCGACTCAAGCCAATCTCGCGAGACCCTCATATTGATCCCGTCACCGGACCATGCTCCGGTGATCCCGAATGATGTGTCCTTGCGCCGGTAGGCCTCGGTCACGGCCGTAATGCACGCTTGGTGGATCGGCTCCGGGATCGGTGCGGTCTGCGCGAGATCGTCAAACGGCACCGGCTCGGCGAGATGCTCTCGCACGAGATCGGAGACCGCATAGGAGAGCGGTAGCAACCTCTCGACTACATCCGTGTCGGTCGGATCTAGTCGGAGGAGTGCTCTCGCCTCCTCGGCGATCTGCGCGGGATCGCCGGACCAAGGATCCGGATTGGGATACCGAGGTCCGGCCGGCTCGCTCATCCGGAGCTCCTGCGCCTACGTGCCTTTGGTGCGACCTCGGCCTCCGGCTCCGGATCCTCCTCGGCAGCGCTCACGGTGAAATCGACGCTATTGGACTCCTCCTCATTGGCGTTGCGGACCGTCACGCTCTTGACGCCGGCGATTGCCGGCGTGACCGTGAGGCTCAACTCCGTCGCCGAGACAAATGCCGTCGCGCCGACTGCCACTTGATCAATCTCGACAACCGAGGTCGCCTCGAAATTAGAGCCGAGCACCGAGACCACTGCCTCGACTCCGACCACGCCGGCGGCCGGCGTGATCGAGTCGATGTGCGGATCCTTGGCTCCGGACCCTCCTCCCCAAAGGCTCGGAGGGTAACTCTGATAGGGACGATCATCGGCGAGACTCATGGCTATGCACCGATCTTGACGACACCCTCATAGGCTGCCGGCGGAGTGTTTGCCGGACCGGCCTCGGAGGTCGGAGGCTGATATGCGCCGATCGATGCAGCAACGGCAACCTGCCGGCCGAGCACGCTTGGCTCTACCTGCTGGAGCAACGGATAGAAATAGGCCCACATCTCAATAGAGACCGAGTTGCCCATATACATCACGAGACCCGAGATACCCGGCGTGACAACAACTCTCAATCCCATAGTCGAGCCGATGAACTGGTCGGCGCCACCGGTGCCGAGAGCGTTACTCGGCGAGACCGAGGGATACATCGGCCGGCCGGCGAGATCGGTGAGACCGCCGAGCCGTGCCCAACCATCCGGACCCATCGCGAGCCACGTCGGCATTTGCTTGGTTGCGGTGAACACTGCGGCCGCTGCCTGCATGATCGCTGCCTGCACTGCAGCGGCATCGGCATCGGCAGCGAGAGGGATTGTCTTGGTCGCCTTGGCAAGCTCGCCGGAGGCGAGACCCTCGACCTTGGCATTGAGCCGGCGCCGTAGCTGCGTCACCACGAGATCGAGCGCATCCGGCGACTGGATGAACGTCTCCGACTGCAGCGAGACGTTGAGATATCCACCGACCGTATCGAGGCTCACGGTGTCGCTCGTGAGGTTGAACGGCTGCGAGGCGAGCTCGGCTTTCTCAAGCGTCTGCACTCCGACCCCGGTGTCGAAATTGGCATCGACAATCCGAGGTCGCATGAACGAGAAACCGTTTGGCGCTGGGTTATAGCCGAGCGCGTTGAGGAGCGGAGTGCCGTAGGAGCCGAGGTCGATGATCGGTCCGACCACCGGCGAGACAACGAGACCGCCGAATCCTCCGCTCGGTGTCGTGGTCGCCTCGGCCGTTGTCCCCATATGAGCCGCTGCGCGCGTGCTCGCCGGACCATCGGTCACCGATGGCACGTAGATCGATTCGGAGTCCGAGCCTCGCTGTTGGAATGCCTGCACACGCTGCGCCGAGTCGCGACTGTCGCGCTGGTGCATGTAATCCCAAAGGCAGTGTCCTGCCGAGCGCCACTGCGAGGAGGGATCCCGGCGGACCTGCGCGGCCTGCCCAGTGATCCGCGCGATATTGGCGGCCGTCGCTGCATCGAGCTCGTATGACTGGGTAGTCAGTTGCAACTGTCGGTCGATTTCCTCGATCCGGCCTCGGAACTGCGCGAGCGTGGTCCGCTCGGTATCGGTGAGATCGCGCTCACCCTCGGCAACGGTTAGCTGCAGTCCCTCTCCTCGCTGCACGAGCGAGGACCGCTCGGACATAAGCCGCTGGGTCAGTGTGTCTGGCATGGGGGAGCCTCCGGAGAGATGAGTGAGTGTCATTTCTCCGGGTGACCGATGCGAGAGGGTGACCGGCTCGGCCGGCGGTGGTCTCGGTGCTTACTCGGTGGTGCGGATCTACTGAGCGCCGATGCTAGACCACCGGTCGCGAGCTTGCGCAAAGAAATCGAGGAGCTCGCGATCCTCTACGGCACGCGCATCGGCCTCTACCTCGGCCGGAGTCGGCTCACCGGTGAGCATCCCGGATGATCGGACCACCGTCACGCCGGCGCCGGCGTAGGCACCCTCCGGCACGGCAGCAACGTGGATGAGATGCACCGATCGGCGCTCGACTAGCGCGCCGGCGCGCTCGGTATAGGCCTTGGGTACGAGCGAGACGAAACCGACCGAGAGGCCGGCATGGGATCCGCTCAAGAGGATGTCGCGCGCGTGCTCGGCGGTCGAGGGATCGAGCCGAAACCGGCCATGCAATCCCTCGGCCGTGTCGGTGAACTGCAGACCGAAACCGAGCCGGTCCGGCCGCGAGTCCGAGTGTCCGTAGACCAATGTCACCCGAGAGGGAGCGCGAGCGGCTCGCGCAAAGGCACCGGCACGGAATATCTCCCGGTAGCTCACCGGTCCGGATTGCCGGAGCTCGGTGATCGGCGCCTCGACACCGTAGGGGACAACCAATCCCTCGACTATCCCGCGATCATCGTCGGCCTCTCGGAGATTGAGGTCGAGAGCGCGATGGTGAACCTCGGTCTCATGCGGCATTGTCGTCGGCCTCCTGCGGCTCGGTTGGCGGCTCGGTTGGTTGCTCCTCGGTGGGAGCCATCGGCGCGAACCGTTCGGCCTCCCGGACCTCGGCGATCGTCATAGCTCCGATGGCGACCTGAGAGGCATAGAACTGCCCTCGGACCGCCATCGATTCGCGGATGTAGTTGGTCGGATCAACGTTGAGCTCGGTATGCAACGGGAGAGCCCAATTGGAGAGCGCGCGCGTGATGAACGTAGCGCTCGGCTCCAGAAATGAGGCCCAATGGTATTGAAAGATCGAGACAGTCGATGAGTACGTGAGCGAGTCTCCGCCGGCCGGCAATCCCACGAGATAGG